TTATTTTAGCATAAAATCAGAAAAAAGAGAAGCTGTAGAATCTTTCTTTTCTTGCGTAACATGCGTATAAATATTAGATGTAGTTTGTATATCTGCATGTCCTAAGCGTTCTTGTACGTCTTTTAATGATGCGCCAGCTTCAAATAACAGTGAAGCGTGCGTGTGACGGAAGCCATGGGAAGTTATTTTTTTTAATTCAGTGTGATGTTTAAAAATGTTATCTAACCACGAATAAGTAGAGCTGGGATTATAATAATTTCCTTTATTGTCAAATATGATTTGTACTTTATCTAATCTTAAAATATGATGATTACCACGCTGATAACTTTTCCATTTCTTTAACACGTCGACAGTAGATGCATCTATACTTATGTCTCTCTTTCCAGCTTTTGTTTTAGTTGTGTTGACTAAAATGCGAGCATGTTCACCACGTGAGAGAGTTTTGTTTATATACAAACGTTTGTTGTTTAAATCTACATCTTGCCATGTCAGCGCTAGTGCCTCAGACTTTCTCAATCCCGTGAAAGCTAACAGATAGAAAAAAGTATATTTGAAAGTATCGTCTTTGACAGTATCTAAAAACGAACGCAATTCATACTTGTCATAGAATGTAATATCTTTTTCCTCTTTTTCTATCATTTCTCCGCGAGGTACAACAACAAACGCAAAGGGATCACTCTCTATTAAATGTAACGAAATAGCATATTTGAAGACACGAGAAGTTAAATTTTTCAAACGTTTATATGACGTCGGATTAGATTTTGACCATGCATTTATGACTTGCTGACAGAAGTGTATGTCTATTTTATCAATAAACTTATCACTAAAAACTGGCAATATGTGATGATTAAAAAATATTTTAGTGCGTTCTAACGTGCTTTCTTTGACTGTTTGCGTATAAAGTTCTAGCCACGTGGAATATACCTCTTCAAATTTCAGCGGCTTTTTTTGAGTTTTTAATCCACCTTCTTCAAATATCTGCATTTCAATGCGCTTTAGCTCCATTTTAGCTTCTCTCTCTGTTTTAAATCCTCTACGTGTAGTCTGTTTTCGTTTTCCAGTCATGTTATCTATGCCAGCGTAAACTCGGAACATATAACGAATTTCATTTTTTGAATTCAAATACGATTTAATACGTTTATCCATTTTTATCCTCCTGACCGAATGTATGTTCTTTTGAAGGGTAAAGCAAATTATGGTAAAATGAATTTGCATACTCCTATGTGTGTGTTTAAAACGCTTGTTCCTGTGCGGGGAGGGCGTTTTTTTGTTTTATATGTTCTCCATTCACTCTTCGTAGTAATTGGTTATATTAATAACAATGATTTTATTGTTATTATCTGGAACGAAATCCACATTGTATTTTTTATTTATTTTAGAAGATTTATATACAAATGAATTTTCGGAGATTGTATCAACTAATTTAGCGTCATCTTGCATGTAATAACTCGCTAAATCAAGTAAGTATGTTTTATCTTTATTGGCATCATAAAGAGAGTTGTCTCCTAATTCTATACTTGCTTGGAAAATAACGTCATTTTCCACAATTGTGTACATGACATTTTTACTTTCATCATGAAATAAGTCTTCTGATTCTTCTGTTAAACCATACTTATCAACTAACGTCCCATATACAGTGTTATCTTGCGGTCTATGTTCTTTTTCGTAAGTCTCTTTTTGTTTTTCCTTAGATACGTAGTCTTTTCGGGCACTAGAGTTATTTTTTAACACGACAGTAATTATTTGACTTTTGTAACCTTTTTTATAGGCTTCAAAATTTAAATCTAGTTGGTCAACTTTTTCATCTAAGGTTGTCCTATATAAAATATTTCCATTTTCATCTGTATCAATAGATGTATTATTTAGGTTAACATCAGCACCTTTTGTCACAGTTCCTTTTATTTCTACATTTCCATTTTTGTCAGTTTCATATTCTGTTTTATCAAAAGCAAAATCTAAATCCTTCTTTTTTTTATTAGACTCTTTGTTATCTGAAGTGGAACCTTCTTCGGTGTTAGTGCTGAAAGTACATGCTGTAATAAGAAAACATAGCGGAATTATACTGAGCAACATGATTATTTTTTTCATCTCAATTCTCCCTTTATTAAATTTTTATATAAACACATCAATGAAAATACCTAACAAGCGATAATTTGTATGCTGCTTCTAAGAATAATTATATATCCATTGCACTCAATCGTATTTCCATACTTACTTCTATAATATTCAATTGAATGCTTTAAAAAATCTTCGGTTACTTCTAAAAACTCTGAAACCTCGTAGTATTCAGTAAAACCTTCATAATAAGCATCAATAATTTTACGCAAGGGGACAAGTGATTCATATCCCCAGCTCCTTGCAAGCTTTTCCTGTTTTCTATCATTAACTGTATTTTGATTAATAATATTTCCAGCAGTTAAATTATGATGTCCAACTTCCTCTGCTAATGTACAGCGCATTTCAATATCATTTTGTTGAGGATTTACGAATATTTTACTATTATAATATAATCCTTTGTGAACCTGCTCCATGTTCTTATCTTCAATGATAGTCAGCTCAGGATATTGCTCTCTGTATTTATCTAACCACATGTGTTCATCTCATTTCTTATTTATATTTTTGCTGAATAAAATCAATATATTCAAGAATTTTTTTCATATCTTCTTCTGTTGCGGATGGATCAATATGCGCGGCTAGTGTTACAGCTTCTTCTGTGATGTCTTTGCCAATTTGCGGGTTGTCAGTACGCCCTAAAAGATAATCGGTAGAGACGTTGAAGTAGTCTGCTACTGCTTTTAATTTGTCAGCGCCAGGTGTTTTTACTTTCCATGAGTAAATAGCATTTTCTCCCATGTTCAATTTTAACGCCAGTTCTTTGAGAGATATTTTTTGTTTTTCTGCTAATACTTTTACCCTTTCAAACGTAGTCATGTCAATATTCCCTCCAAAGAAACATATAAAAGTACGAAAAAGAATAATAAAACACTTGACTATTATTCTAAAGAGTACTATACTATGTTCATAAGCTAATTATTTAGCTAATCAAGACACCAAATAACCCATATAATACTCGTTCCCCAACGATTTATGGCTTTTAAGAAGGCTTGTTTAGCTATGTTTATATAGTACTCTATAGAGTTCTTTTTGTCAACAATATGCTAAATAATTAGCTAATAAAATAGAAAGGAGCAAAAACATGTCAGTAGAACATCAGCGTTTTGCGGTTGCGGTTTACGCAAAATTAAAAGCAATTAATATGAAACAATCTGATTTAGCGAAGACATTGAATATTAGCAATCCGTATTTGTCAGATATTATAAACGGCAAGCGCGAAGCGTCGAAAGTTAGAAAAAACATCATTGAAATTTTAGAATTGGAAATTCACGAAAGGAGCGAATGAAATGGGTCGTCCTGTAAAGAACAAACATAGAGTTATAAATTTCTTGTATGGTGTATGGACATTAGAAGAATTTGCACAAGCTAGTCCAAGAACTTACGGTTGGTGGTTAGATAACATAAAAGACTTTCCAGAGCTTGCAGAATTTAGCAATTGGGCTACGAAAAATCAGCGTGAAGCGTGGGCATTTGATGCAGTAAAAGCGAATGATTGGCTGATCAAAAAATTTGTATATAAGGAGGTCTGAAAATGATTGATGAAGTCGAAATATTACTTGTCAAAATACGAAAATATGACCCAAATTTTTGTCCTAAATCAACGGGTAAATATCTACTCACAGAGCTTCAATCTCGACACTTAGACTACGAAATAAAACACAAGAAGAGACCTAAATACAAACATAGATTTGCGAATTCAATTGAGCGACATTGGTAAAAGAAAAACCCACAGCTATAAATAGTAAGTTAGAGCTTACTAAAACTGTGAGTTACGAAATAATATTTGCATTAATTATAACATAGAAACGGAGAAATGAGAATGAAGAAATTCATAAGTGAACATGAAAGTAAGCTACTAGTATTTCTGTTTTGTTTCCAAATCGGAGCATTATTATCAGTCACATATATTGTAGCGGCGTGGATTAAAATATTCTTGAAATGAGGTTTTTAAATGAAGTTATTACGATTTTTCGGACTAGTAAGTATTGATGAAAACGAAAATGAATATATTGAAAAATCAGACAGATACACATTGTTTTGTTTAGCTTTGACCGTGTTAATCGCGTTTTTAGTAAGTATTGGCGGATTGATATTAAATGGCTGAATTAATAATGATTGTTGCTTTGATACTACTATTAATGCTTCTTGCAAGGAGTGATAGAGAATGAATGTAGAAAATCCGATGATAGTTGATGATTACTGGGACGATGGATTTCGACACTGAGGAATGAGGTTCACACATGAAAACAATTGCAAATGAGTATAAAGAATACATTAACGAGCACATTTTAGAGCAAGCGGAAAATGACCAATTCGGAATTCAACAAACTATTTATAAATTTGATAACGATTATGGTGCTAGCGTAATAAAAGAATTTATGGGTCCTGGCGTCGAACTTGCGGTTATTCAATTTATAAATGACAAAAATTGGGAGCTGGAATACAGCACATCTGTAACAAACGATGTTCTTAGAAAATTAACACATGAACAACTGATTGAAAAGCTAGAAGAGATTAAGAATTTATAAGTTATGAAGGAGGTGCAAGCATGACAAAAAAACACGATGAAGGACTTCTGCTAATACTAGAAAGTCACAACGATTATTTTGATACAAAAGAGAAAACTGTAGAAAATGTAAAAGGATGTTTGAAAAGAGCTAATTTAAGTCTACATCCTTATGACTTAGAATATGCTTTAAAACTCAGCGATGTTGTTAGAAATGCAACCTATTCTTATTTTTTAGAAAAGAACACGTACGATGCAACAGAGTTAATACAAGAAGTGAATTCTAGAGAGAAAAATATTGTAAATAATATTTTAAAACAACTTTATTCGGCGGCGGAGGAACAAGCATGAAATTCAGAGAAGGCGATAAAGTAGAGTTTATTGGTCAAGGTGAATTGAAACAAGGCGTTGTAACTGAAATAGAAGCGAGTAATTTCGACATATCCTATCTAATGACATTTGACGAAGATAATAAAATCATTTGGGTCGCAGAAGACTTATTGCTTTCTCCGGCTCAAGTTTTAAAAGTTCCGCAATTTGTAGCTGATTGGTATGAACAGCATAGGCACAAGTTAGAGTACAGCATTTGGGGATATATCTACGATTGGGATGATCAAGACTGTGAAAGTGATTTTTATGATTTTATGGAAAATGACAATCTAAAGCCTGTTGAAACGCTTATCAAAATGAAAGACGGCTACGAAGTCGAGAAAGAACCGCTTTATTATGTACAACTTATTACTATTTTTTTTGGGTATCTCAATGAACGAAATGATGGGCGTCGGTCTTTAAGTGATAGTGTTCAAAATGACATTTTTAAAACACAATTTACAGAGGCTGAAATAAAAGCAATGGACGAGCGTTATTGGCAGTTTGCTGTTCCTGTTAAGGAAGTGGAGGGTGGAGCATGAGAGAGATTGAGATTTACGGCAACATACACGAAAATCCGGAATTATTGGAGGGAACGGAATGAAACAAGAAGAGTTAGACATCATATTAGAGAATCATGGGAAATGGCTGCTCAACGAAGGTGGCGAGAGAGCGGATTTAAGTAATGCAGACTTAAAAAACACAAATTTAAGATTTGCAAATTTAAGACTTGCAGATTTAAGGGGTGCATATTTAAGTTATGCAAATTTCAGAGGTGTAGATTTAAGATTTGCAGATTTAAGTTATGCAAATTTAAGTAATGCAGATTTAAGTAATGTCAATTTAAGTAATGCAAATTTCAGAGGTGTAGATTTAAGTGACGCAAATTTAAATTGGGTAAACTGGCAACATGTAGAAGGCTTAACAGTTATCTGCGTACAAGTAGATACGACACGTAAAAACAATCAAATAGCATATATCAAAGAATTAGACATATGGATAACAGGTTGTTTCCAAGGAACATTAGATGAACTTAAAGCGTCTGTTGAACAAACGCATAAAGATAATGAAAAGCTTAGAAAGAGATATTACAGAGTGATTGATTTTATTTTGAACGAGGTGGCGGAGGAATGAAGTACCGACAACATGAAACATATTCCTTTCAGTCAAGGCGTTTAAAACGATCTGTAAGAGTGTTACTACTTAAAATATTAAAATGTTTGAAAGAGGTGTCGGAATGAACGAACAAGAAGCAAAGAAGATTATCCTGAAATGGTTGAAAGAAAGTAGTGAATTTTTAACACCTATCAGACTATTCTTTGACTTAGAAAATCGCAACAGCAAAGCTCCTCAGCAAGTGGTAGAGGCATATCTTGCAATCGAAAATAGAAAAGTAGAGTACGAACTACTAGCCGAATTTGCCGCGTGGGGATTAAAAGAGGTGACGAAATGACTAAGACAGATGAGTGGTTCGAGTTTGAGGAACATAGGTTGCACAACAAAAATAATACAGTTGCAAATCAGTTAAATGAATTATCAGAAACACACGAAATTATAGAAGTACACTACGCTTCTTTTAGTTCGTCAGACTGGAATGTGTTAGCTGGCGGAACAACAGTGGTGCTAGTACGAGCGTGCAAGAAAGAGGTGGCGGAATAAATGGGAGTGAGTATTGATTTATACAGTTATGATTATGAAGCGCTTGTGGAAGGCATTCAAAGCTATACAAAAGCGGAAAATACGGAAGTTATAAGAAAAATACTTCTAATAGGCGGAAATGTCGTAGGTGATAAATATATCATTTTAAACAATGAACTCTGGGAAGATAACAGTTCATATTACAACGTTCCGAACGCTTTAGAGCGTTTGTATAAAGTTGATGATGTCTTTGGAAAAATCTTCTGTACTTTTGATTATAGGTTCGGTAGAGAGACGCTAATTAATGGTTGTGATACTCCAGAAGAAATATTAGAAGAGGTGATGGAATGACGACATTTAAACCGAGAAACATCCTAAGTTGGCGCAGTGGATTGCCTTACGATAATACGAGTTTTTCAATAGGCAGACCTCCAGAAGGTGGGCAACATGGTTATGAATTTTACAACGGTGATTCGAATGTGAATGTAATCAGCATTGAATATATACTGCCTAATCCAATCACGGAAAGCACGGGAAACTATATTATCAAGTTGGAAGATGATAGGAGAATTGTTATCTCCGAAGAAATTCCGTCTTTTATTGAGGAGGTGGCGGAATGATGTGTGAGTATTGTAAGGATGACTCTATGATGAATAACGAGCCTTTGCTGAGTTTTGATGAAGAATATAAAGAAACAGGTGTCGTTAGACTAGACAGCAATGGCAACTTAGGAGTTTTCAGCTACTACGGTTTAACAGCTAGGAATATCAATTACTGTCCAGTTTGTGGAAGGAGTTTGGAATAATGTGCGAATTTTGTACTAGTGATAACACAACGCTAGAACTTGAGTGCGTAGGCGATTACGCACATGTGAAACTGGAAAGTTGTACTAACTTTTTAGGGGATTCTGTGCATTGTTTAGCAGTTGAAGAAGCGGAAGGTTATCCCAGATTTTACACAGAAATCCATATCAAATACTGTCCAGTTTGCGGAAGGAGTTTGGGATAATGACTAAATTAGTAAGATGTGGCGTATGTGAAGAAGCTTTTAGTGAATATGATGACATAATTAACGTAGATCCTCATGGATGGTTTCACGAGAGATGTGTAGAACTTGTTCCAACCAATTATGCAGTTTGGGCTAAATCCGGATATTACGATGTAGATGGCTTTCTCGGAACTTGCGATGAAGATGATAAAAATTTTTCAAGCTATGTTTTTGACGAGGGAGACTACTTGAAGGACGGAGAGAAAGAAGATGACTAAAACACACGAATTAAAAATAGCACCAGAATATTTTGCAGCTGTTATGGGTGGACGTAAAACGTTCGAAATTCGAGAAAATGACCGCGATTTTCAGGTAGGAGATACTTTACTTTTACGTGAATGGGATGGCGATTACTCAGGAAAAGAAGAGTTGTTTGATGTTATATACATGACGGATTATGCGCAAAAAGATAATTACGTTGTTTTAGGAATTGAAGTTGTTAGATTTTATGGTGATGATGAATTCTTTTGAGAATTCGAAGGAGGAAATGAGATGAAATTAAAAATTTATAAATATCCTTTAGCAACAAAAGACTCTCAAGTAATTACGCTGCCAGCAGAAAGCACCGTTCTTTCGATAAAAAATCAACATGAAGTGCCTGTTTTATATGCAGCAGTCAACACTGCTTGCGAAATCGAAGGCTATGTAAATATTGAATGCCGCGGCACTGGTCAACCTTTAAACGGAAAAGAAGTTGCGGAAATTACAGAGACATTATTGTTTCAAAACGGAAATTTAGTGTTACATTTCTTTGCACAAAAATTTCCACAAGTTTTACGTCCAAAGGAGGTAAGGAATTGAACCTTTTTGAAAAAGAACTTAACCAAATATTCGAAATCGCTGAAACGGAGGAAGAGTTAAATAATTTTTTTGATCATGTTGCGACAGCAGGTCTGTTCACTAAACCATCATTTTTATACATTTTAAAATGTCAGTTAGCAGTTGACCCGAATTTGGAAAACGAGATAAGAGACGCGTGGAAAGCAAGCAAGGTGAAGGAGGAGAGTAAATGATGAACTATTACAGCATTGAAAAAGGTACAAAAGCATATGAGTATTAATAACTGGTGCATGATTTGTGGTGATAGTATACCTTCCCTCCAACCATATTGTGGTGATTGTATGAGCGGAAACGAAAAGAAGGAGGAAAAGAAACAAATGACTATGAAAGAATATACAAAAGTAGTACGTCAAGGAAAAACAGGGACAAATTTTCATCAGGTCGGCGATATCATCTGTGTTCAAGAAAAACTTGATGGCTCGAATGCCTCATTTAAAGTGACAGACGATAACACATTAGAAGTATTTTCACGTCGACGTCAGCTGGACAAAGGTAACACGCTTAGCGGATTTTATCAGTATGCTAAGAATAATTTTGAGGACAAGTTAAACATTGGCTCTGACTGTAACTTAATATTTTTTGGTGAGTGGCTAGTTAAACATAAAGTAGACTATGGAGAACATTTGAAGGAGTTTTATTTGTTTGATGTTTTCGACACTTCACTCGGTGTGTACTTACCTCAAAGTAAAGTTAAAGCGTGGGCAAAACATTTGAATGCCAAAATGCCAGCAACACTTTTTGAAGGGCAATTTACTAGTTACGAAGTATTACTTGAACTAGTAGGTAAGTCAGCACTTGTTGAGGATGGTAAAGGTGAGGGCATCGTCATTAAAAATCAAAGTCGCACAGATGATTTTGGTGAACAGCTATATACGAAATATGTTGCCGAAGCTTTTCTTGAAAAGAAGCAGAGTAAAATTAAATCTCCGATGCCTGTCACGTTGACAGAAAGTTGGTTGGCACAGTTCTTAACAGAGGCACGTATTGAAAAACATATTTTTAAGCTTCGAGATGAGGAAGGTATTGCGCTTGTGTTTCCACAGTTCTCAGCCATTATGAGGTCCCTTGGTAATTCATTAATAGGAGACATTATCGAAGAGGAAAGTGATTCAATGCCAGCTGAATTTGACGATGCACAAGCACGAAAACTTATTGGTCGAATGGCACCGCCAGTATTGCGAGGTATGATTGAAAATGAGGTGACAGAGTAGGCATGGAAACGGTAGTAAATTAAGGCTCACATCACATGTTTTATTATATTTATAATGTGGAGGTATGAAAAATGACAAAACAAATCATCATTAACGAAGCAAACAGTTTACTTCACAGAAAAAGTAAAGAATTGAGTAAATCAATCATAAAAACACCAAAGGACCTTGAAAGATTCGCAATTGGTCTTGATAAATTATCGCAAGAAATGTGGGACTATAAAAATGAACTGGAGGCGATTAAATGAGTATTATAGCAGGTGATAAGGTAGAGGTGCAGGATAGAACGGGTGTAGCTGAATTGTGTGTCGATGGAGAGCAGTTTCATGTTCTGATGAATAATAATGATTTGCTTACTGTTGAAGATGAAGACGGATTTTCATCCTTTAACATACCAGCAACTCAAGTGAAAAAAGTGAAAGTGGACAGTGATGTTAAATTAATAAATGAGCTATATGAACAATCAGATGCAGTAAGTTTTAATATATATAATGCAGATATAGATAAAGCTAAGTTGTTTGTATCTAATGTAAATAAGCCACGATTTGACGAAAGAAACAATGTGAAGTGGTATTCTGCATCAAAAGACAAAATAACAGCAACAGCATTTTTGAAAGGGGATAACTAACATGCCAACCTTATATTCGATCCAAGATAAATACCAACAACTCTTGAACTTAGCTGAACAGCTTGATCCAGAATTACTAAAAGATACCCTTGAAAGTATCGATGATGAACTAGAAACGAAAGCAGAGAATGTAGCATTTGTCATTAAAGAACTGGAAGGTCAATCACTTGTTTTAGAAACAGAAACGAAGCGTTTAGCTGAACGGAAAAATACTATTAATAATAATGTGAAGCGACTGAAACAGTCATTATTTGATGCAATGATAACTGCTAAAAAGCAAAAAATTAAAACAAACTTATTCACATTGGATATTCGGAAAAATCCGCCAAGTGTCATTGTAGAAGACGAAAGCAAACTACTGAACTATCTAATCGAACAACCTAAAAAATTAGATAAAACAAAATTAGGCGATGATTTGAAAAAAGGCATTGAGGTACCAGGTGCGAAAATTATTCAAACAGAAAGATTGCAAATAAGATAAGGAGGGATTTGGTTGGAATTTATTCAATCGGAAGAAATGAAGAGGTCAGAGTATTTTAATATTATGATTTATGCCAAACCAGGTGCAGGTAAAACAACTACAATTAAATACTTAAAAGGTAAAACATTAATGTTAGATTGCGATGGCACGTCAAAAGTTTTAAGTGGGTTGCCTGATATCACAATTGCAACATTGAATCCTCGTAATCCTGTGCAAGACATGGCAGATTTTTATGGATATGCAAAAACACACGCGGATGAATACGACAATGTAGTAATTGATAATTTGAGTCATTATCAAAAACTGTGGTTAATGTTCAATGGAAGAAATACTAAATCAGGGCAACCGGAGTTACAACATTATGGGATATTTGATACACATTTAATTGATATGATTTCCGTATTTAATAACTTAGCAAACACAAATATTGTTTATACCGCATGGGAAAATACACGACAAATTCAATTAGAAAGTGGTCAACTTTATAATCAGTTTTTACCGGATATTAGAGAAAAAGTAGTTAATCATGTGATGGGGATTGTTCCAGTAGTTGCGAGATTAATACGAAATCCTGAAACTGGACAACGAGGCTTTCTACTCACAGAGAATAATGGTAATTTTGCAAAAAACCAGTTAGATAATAGAGAATTTGCCTTACAAGAAGACCTATTCAAAATCGGTGATATTGATGCTAAAGCTTAGAGAATATCAACAAGAAATTATAAATGATGTAAAGGGGGCTTTTTTACAGGGATATAATAGACCGTGCGTCGTTGCTCCCTGTGGGTAGGTGCAGGTAAATCGGTTATTTTATCGGAAATAATTCGTATGACAACACATAATAAAAACCATGTTCTTTTCCTAGTCCACAGGAAAGAGTTGATTGACCAAATCAGAAACACACTCATTATGAATGAAGTGGATATGAGTTACGTCAAATTGGGAATGGTTCAAACGATAGTTAGACGTCTAAACAAAACTTCGGAGCCTTCGTTAATCATAATTGATGAAAGTCATCATGTGTTAGCAAATAGCTACAAAAAAATAATTCATCACTTTTCTAAAGCGAAGGTCGTTGGATTTACTGCAACGCCAGTGAGGATTAATGGAGGTGGTTTAGGAGATATAAATGACACATTAATCGAAAAAGTGAATGTGAAGTGGTTAATAGAAAATCAGTTTTTAGCGTCTTACAAATATTATGCTCCTGAAATCGTTCAAACAGAAACATTAAACGTTAAACGAACTGGCGAGTTTGATATGACTAGTCTTGATGATCAATTCAATAAAAGAATGATTTGGGGGGACGTAATTAAACATTATCAAAAATTAGCAGATGGCGAGCAGGCAATTCTTTATGCTAGTTCGATATATCAAAGCGAAAAAATGGCAGCTAGTTTTAATGCAGTAGGCATTTCATCCGCACATATTGACGGTAAAACACCTAAACTCATTCGAGATGACATCATAAAACGGTTTCGAGAAGGAGAAATAAAGGTCCTTTGCAATCTTGACCTTATAGGTGAAGGCTTCGATGTACCGGATTGCTCTACAGTGATTATGCTAAGACCTACACAATCGTTATCATTGTACATTCAACAATCCATGAGAGGTATGCGATACCGAACTGGCAAAACAGCTATCATTATTGACCATGTTGGAAATGTCAATCGTTTTGGTTTGCCGGATATGGAACGAAAATGGTCATTAGAAGTGAAAAAAGGAAGTAACAGCAACAAATCAGAAGCGCCAGTTAAAATATGCTCTGATTGTTTTATGACTGTTTTGTCTAGCAGCAAACAATGCTCACACTGTGGTCATGAATTCAAAGTAGAAGTAAAACCAATACAAATTGATGAGGCAGCAGAGCTACAAGAAATAACAGAAGCAGTTTTTAAAGTAAATTATAGTAGTCCAAGCGAATGTACGAACATGAAAGAATTATATGAATATGCAAAAGAACACAATTATAAAAGAGGATGGGCATTCCATCAAGGAAAAGCAAGAGGATTTATCAAATAAAAACGAAAGAAGGAATTTAAAAATGTTTAAAGTAGATCATAATGATGTTTTCACAAATGGAGTAGAAAATGGTACGTATGAGGTGGTTTTATACAACGCAAATGAAGATGCGACAAAAAATGGAGCGGAGTTCATTAATATTGATTTAATTATCCGTAATGATGTAAATCAAAAATTCCAGAATGCGCATATTTTTCACCGAGTATGGAAAGCAAAAGCAACGAATGAATATAGTCAAACGGCATTAAATACAATCGCAAAAGCAATCCAATTACCCAACGGCAAAGACTATAATACATTAGATGAATTATTAAAAGACCTGTTAACTAAGACATGCCAAGTTACTGTGAAAAATGAAGAGTCTGAGTATAATGGTCAAATTTATAAAAATTTAAATGTGAAAGCATGGGCTGAAAGTAAAATTACCGGACCATTACAACATGTATTTAAAAAGAAAGATGCTGAACCTATGCCAGAAATAAACGAGAGTAATCTACCGTTCTAAGCAATGAGAGGAGCGCACAAACGTGTATGAACAAATTCCGGACGAATTAAAAAAATTAAAACAATGGTGCGCTTTTCAACTTGTTTGGGATGAAGAGCGTGGCAAAAACAAAAAAATACCGATGAACGCAAACAACGGTTCATACGGTAATAGTGCAGACGAGCGGACATGGGCAGATTTTGAAACTGCCCTTGATTCCCTCGAAAAATATCAATTTGATGGGTTAGGTTTTTACTTTAAGAAACCATATTTCGGTGTGGATATTGATGATATAAAGGATGAAATTGAAGATTACCTTTATGGTAATACAGAAAATATTGCTGGTGAATTTATTCAAACATTGTCTAGTTACACAGAATACAGTGTGAGCGGGACAGGAATTCATATTATTGCAAAAGGCAGTTTCCCGGAAGGTGGTCGGCGTAAAGGAAACATTGAAATGTACCCGGACGGTCGATTTTTCGTTATGACAGGTCAAGTAATTGATAACTACAGACAAGTCAATGAAGCGACATCGGCAATACAATATTTGCATACGAAATACATTGGGACTAATGAAGTAAGACAAATAAATAATTTACAATCTACAGTTGATTTGCCTGTAAGTGATATTATTCAACGTGCTGAACGAAGCAAACAAGGCGCACAATTTAAAACGCTTTACGATGGATTATGGGATGGACTATATCCCTCACAATCCGAAGCAGACTTAGCTTTTGCAAATATGCTGGCATTTTGGACAGGATGTAATGCAGAAAAAATGGACGAAATTTTCCGTTCAAGTGGTTTGTATCGAACAAAATGGGACCAAAAACGTGGTGCGCAACTTTACGGTGAAATGGTTATTAATAAAGCTATAACTAATACCTCTGAAATTTACCAACCTGGCAGTGAACTAGAAGGATATTCTATTTCTATCAAAAATCAGAATAATACAGCACGTAAAGTATATGGGCTGGATGATACTGGTAATGCAGAACGTTTTCGTGATAAATTTCATGATATTGTCCGTTTTTCGTATATTAACAAAGGGTTTTACTACTACGATTCAAAAGTGTGGAAATACGATAATATAGGGGCTGTAAAAACACTTGTCGATGATGTAATTAAAGATATGAAAAGCGAATTTGCTTACATGGATAATGAATCAGATGCAGAAAAAGCGTTCATGAAGCACTTAAAAGCAACTAGAAGCAATAAAGGAAAAACGAACATGTTGAAAGAGGCGCAACATTTAATGCCTGTTTTGCCCGAAGAATTTGATCGCTACAAATATTTTTTGAACACACAAAATGGATATATCAATTTGCAAAATGGTGAGCTTATCAATCATGATAGGCAAAAAATGTTTACTAAAATTAGCAATATTGAATATACAGACAAGATTGACGCACCACTTTGGCAAGCGTTTTTAAAGGATATTTTTGCAGGCGATAAAGAGTTAATCAATTATATTCAAAAAGCAGTCGGTTATTCTCTCTCTGGATCTACATCGGAGCAAGTAATGTTTATCCTTTTCGGAAATGGACGTAATGGGAAGTCTGTTTTTCTCGACATTATCAATGACATTTTCGGTTCTTATGCAACCAATATACAGCCGCAAACAATTATGGTCAAACAGCAATCCAGTAATGCAAATAGTGATATTGCCCGATTACATGGAGCCAGGTTTGTTACAACCACTGAACCAAATGAGGGTGTGCGTTTAGACGAAGGACTAGTTAAACAGCTCACAGGTGGCGACAAGGTCACTGCGCGACACTTGTATAAGGACGAATTCGAGTTTACACCCGAATTCAAAATCTGGATGGCAACCAACCATAAACCAATTATTCGAGGGAGAGACGATGGAATTTGGCGGCGATTACATTTAGTACCTTTCACAGTAAAAATACCTGACGAAAAAGTAGATAAACAGCTAAAATATAAACTTCGCAGTGAATTGACTGGGATATTGAACTGGGCTGTAGAAGGCTTCCTTAAATGGCAAAGGGAAGGCTTGGGAATGCCGAAAGCAGTTGAAAATGCTAGCTCTGAATATAAATCAGAAATGGATGTTATTACCGCATTTATCGAGGATTGTTGTGATGTGAGAGAAGGCGAAAAGGTAAATGCCAAAAAAATGTATGAAACATATCATGAGTGGGCGAAAGAAAACGGTCAATATTTAATGAGTAGTACGAAATTTGGGAAAGAAATTGGAATGAAGTTTACTAAGAAAAAAACTAAAACCGCAAATGTATATGAGGGCATTACTTTAAATGACGATTATTATAATTTGAACTTAAATTTTTAAAAAAGGTGGAGGGTTTGTTTCAACTATCCACCCTCCTTTAGCCTTAGAGGCGCAATGGTTTTGGCTACTTAATTTCTTAGGAGGTGGATAGTTTGGGTGTTTTTCCATAAACCTTCTACTTTTTTCCTCCTAGTAATACTTTTCCTATTTTACTACCAACTATCCACCTTTTAAAAAAGAAGTAGTTATAAAGATAGTGATACCAATGGATTTCAGAGGTGGAGGGTTTGTTTCAACTATCCACCAACTATCCACCTTTTTCACCAATTTGACCAAAGGAGTGATCAAATGACAGCAGAAATGGATATACAGAATTCTATACGTTTAGAACTTTCTCGCCATGGACATTATGTTTTCAGAGCTAACGTGGGCAAAGTTAGAATGCCAAACGGACGAATATTTGATACAGGATTACCGAAAGGCTTTCCAGATTTATTCGGATTTCGCGGAACAGATGGAAAAATGTTTTTTATTGAAGTGAAAAATGAGATAGGGAAATTACGACAAGAACAGAAAAACTTTCAACAAGCGATGGAAATAACACCAGCTATTTGTGGAGTTGCTAGGAGTGCTGCAGAAGCCGTGCGAATTGTGGAGGAGGGGTAAAATGAAGCTAAGAGATATTACAAACAGTAAATGCGATGTTCGGGAGTATATGAATGTTGATTTTCCAGATTGGCTTTTAGAACAACTAAAGGACGAAATAGATTTTGATATTATTGAGGCGTTAAAAGAGTATGCCGTTATCTATGTGAAGCATAATGCGCTGGAAAAAGAAATAGAACCTTTTGATATTTATAAAAAAGTAGAGGAGGGGTAAAAAATGAAGAGCGACGATTAAAGATGTGATGAATTTAGAGACCAAGGCAGTCAAAATAAATGGGAAGACTGCAAGGGTTTATCAGAAGTATTAATTGTGCGGAATACGAGTAATATTCTGACAATTGGTTACAGAAAAATGTAACCCGAAGCAAAAAATGTAACCTCCCAAAATCGCATAGTACCAGTAGCAAGACACGTAAAAGTTACAAGTTACATTTTTTTCTTAATAAAAAGTATTATATTTAATTTATATTTAAGAACTGTATACGAAAATAAAAACTTTTTCGCCGTTTTTTTGTAACCGAGTGATTTTGAAAATCGTGGAGAGATAACAATGTTCAGTCATATTCAAAAATTTATAAACAGATGGAAATTTAATCAAGGATGTACATTGAAACTATGAGTCTTGATGCGACAATCCCATTAAACAAGGAGGATAAACAAATGAAAATATATCACACAGAAACACAAGAAGATTTTGATGCATTACTGGGAAACTTGAAAAACGAGGGATGGACGTGGTTTTTTGGTGAGGCTACTACGCAAGATGACTCGGAACTTTGGGAACGGTATAAGCAAGATAGTGCTCTATTTGTAGATGAAGAGGGAGTGAGTTATGGGACTCTTTCTTATGCTGAAGATAACTACCCTGACACACCAATTGAAAAATACAAAGCAAAGAAAACCGAAACAACAGATCCCGTTGAAGAATTTGCAACAGCGTGGAATAGAAAAATGAAAGATTATTTAATAAAATTTAAAGACGCTAGCGACAACGTAAACAATCCCGCACATTACACGAGCGGTGGCATTGAGACGCTAGACTACATTAAAGCAAAAGTATCTGATTATCCGTCATATGCGGTCGGAAATATACTTAAATATGTTTCTCGCTATGAACATAAAAACGGCATTGAAGATTTAAAAAAAGCGCGGTTTTATTTAAATGATTTAATTAAAGAATTGGAGAGTGAAGAAGCATGAAGCAAGAAGAGTTTTACGATATTTTAGAAAATCACTTAGGATGGCTAGGTAATCGAGGCGAGGAAGAAAACCGTGCAAATTTATCAGGTGCTGATTTAAAAAATATTTATTCAGTAGATGACCTTTTAAGTGAAGCCATTCTGTCTAATGCTGATTTGCGGAATGCGGTTTTGTTGAATATAGATTTATCAGATGCTGATTTAACAAGAGCTGATTTAAGAGAGACTGTTCTAGACGGTGCAGATTTAACTGGCGCAGAATTGGAACGTTCTAATTTAAGAAATGCAAGCTTAATATGTGCGACACTAAGTTACGCAAGCTTGTGGGATGCAGACTTTACTAACGCAGATTTGACAGGTGCATATCTTACTTGGGTTAATTGGGAAGGTGTTCGAGGTTTAACAGTGTTGTCTGCACAAGTTAATACTAGTAGTGAAAATAGTCAAATTACCTACATTAAAGATTTGGAGTTGTGGACAGAAGGAGATTTTCAAGGAACTTTAGAAGAGTTCAAAACGTATATTGAAACATCGCATCCAACCGATGATAATTTAAAACGTAGGTATTTTAGAGTTATTAAATTTCTTTTGACCGAGGCGGATTTTGAAGAGGATTTAAAGGAAGAGCAATGAAACTGCTAGGTTGGTTTTATATAATCGTGATATTTGTACTTGCATTCTGTCACAATTTTTGTGAGCTAAGTGATTCGGAATTCAATTCTCTTTTATTCGTAATTATAGCATGTGCCGTTTCTGTGAATTTATTGAAGGAGAGTAAATAATGTGGGATTTATATGTAAGAAAAGAAACTTCATTCTGTTACAAGTTTTCATATAAAACAGAAGAAGAAGCGAGAGCTGAGGCGAATAAATTATTTGCAAACGGCACATGTAGACAATGTTATATTACAAATTTCAAAACAAAAGAGCATGCGTATTTATTGAAAGGAGAGAGGTGAAGATATGGAAAGTTATATACAAATTACAAATGAATCTGCTATAAAAATGATTTTTGATGGTCGTTATAATGAGTTGTGGTATAAAAATAATGGAAGTATTTTACCTTGTAAAGAGTACCGATTAAATTTAGAAAAAGCACCAACTTATAAATTTTTTCGTAAAGTTGTCGGCTGATGAATGATTTTATATGAATTTGAAAGGAGAGTGATACAATGTCAAAACGATTAACTAAAGCGCAATTTCAATATATAGAAGATGAGCTTAGACATTACTACGATACCAAAAAAGAATTAGAACAGTTGAGGTTAAATGTTATAACAGGGTCTATATATCAAGAATACTCAGATGAAAATGCTGGTGGTAGTTCTTCAGGGAATATTAGTAATCAAGTAGAACAAAGAGTTACATTGTTAGACATGGATATTCAAATACAACGTATGAATAAGGTTGTTAGAGTGATTGATAAGGTGATAGCTAATCTAAATGAAAATGATAGAATGATTATAAAATTACGTTATTGGTCGCGTGAGAGATATACTTGGGAATACATTGGAATGCAATCGCATATGGGGAGAGCTACAGCGATAAGACATCGAGACGTTGTAATAAAAGAAATTGGCAGGTTTCTTGGATTTTAATTGTGAGACGAAAGTGAGACTTTCGGGCATCGAAAAAGGTTTATTATAGTATTATAGGCAGGGCCTATTAAAAATGAAAGTCGAGGGGACTATATGAATTTAGTTAGGTGTTGGGAATGCGAGCAATATATTTCGCAGGAAGCTTCCGTACATTTCAGAGATTTGTCTGGCGGTAGAAACTTATGCGTTGAATGCCAACATAAGTATCGAAAAAAAATAGAAGAAAAGAAAAAAGAATATATTGCGCACAAAATCGAAGCAACACTTGAAAGAGCAATACATCTTATAGAAATGCAAGAATGCTGTAGTATGAAAATGGATGAATACCTTGACCCATATAACACAGTAGCCCAATTTTATAGAAATGACAGTAGCAAGTTTGATTCTGCCCATGAAGTAATGGCTTGTATCGAATTGTTAAGAAGTCAGATTAAAGTAAAAACACAACAAAGAATAGGGCGCAAACGAGTAGATTTTATTTTGCCAGACATGAAGGTTGTATTAGAGATTGATGGAGGGCACCATCGTTTTAGGATTGGTAAAGATTCAGAACGAGATGTGTTTATCCTTAATACTTTGAATAAATCTGAACACGGTTGGGAAATTATTAGAATACCAACTAGATTTATTGAACAAAATATTAGACGTCTTGTTCCTTCTATTAAAGCATTATATAAAGAACGTCAAGAACTAAGAAACAAACATAATGGGTTCATTCCGTCTTATTACTCAAGAACAAATAAGATGTCTCACATATCAGCGATTAAAGGTGTTGCTTCAGATAATGAAATCGAAGCAATGGAACATGAACTGTTAGACGGAACTGAGCATCTATAATCACATGATGATATAGCAGGAGGTTGCTATATTGCCGGACAGAGGCTTTGTATCTGATTGTTGGTCTTGATGGGAGACGCATCCCATTCCAATCTCACTAGTCCCAACAAGAGACACCTTCTTGTTCAATCTCAATACTCGTGGCGAAATAGGTAACCGCATCAGTAATGTTCTACAAGAAGTCATGCACACTCGTTATAGACTCTAGCATCTGGTGTGTGTGTAAATAGAAACTACGCTAGTAAACTGTTGACTTCCTGCAAGGTGCAAATCCTTGCCGAGTATATATTAAACCACACACACCTCTTGACAATGTGGAACGGGTCCTGTATCTAGTGACGGAAATTCATTCCGGATTCGACTGGATGAAATACAAAGTATTGACGAATACTACCGTAGAAGTATTCAGGTCTCATAACTACGGATACATAGAACAATGAAGTCCAGCACATTGCGTGTTGGGCTTTTATATAGGGGTGGATTAATGCTAACACAAGCAGAACGTCATACATTCTATAAGTCAAAGGCATGGGCAAGCATACGTAAAGAAGTATTAAAGCGTGATAACTATGAGTGTCAAGAGTGTAAGAGGCAAGGAAAGGTGTTCACTGATTATCATGACCCAGACAAGCATAAAAGACTTGATGTGGACCATATCAAGGATTTAGAACATCATCCTGAACTTGCGCTTGATATAGATAATCTCACTACTCTGTGTGTAAAATGTCATAACAAAAAACATAATCGCTTTCAATTCAGAAAGAAAATAAATAAATGGGTGAACGATGAACGTTGGTGATACCCCCCGGGTCAAAGGTTTGGGTTTTAATTTGGCTCTGGGGAACGGTGTGGGGGTCTTCTCCGCAGAAATGTTAAAAAGTCTCATGAAGGAGGGAGGGCTTGAAGTGGAATATAACATAAAGAAGTTAGAAAAAGAATTGTTATCTAAGGTTGATACTACTAGTCAGAAAGAGCTTGAAAAAGTCAATCGCTATATTAATTTAATACGCATATATTATGAGTTAGATAAAAGCATTGAAACAGATGGAGCGGTCGTTGTCACTGAAAACGGTTCACAAAAATTCACGAAAACCAATCCAGCAATACAAGAAAAAAATCGAATTAATACTTCATTATTATCTATTGAGCGTTCTTTTATATTCAAAGGCGAAAATGATAAACAAGATGGTAGTGACTTGATATGATATCAAATAAACATGTCGATAACTATATACAGTCGTACGAAAGCGGGAAAATACTACTCAATAAAGAACGTGTAGACTTGATAAATCACTTGCAAGAACATGTGCTTAGTAGAGATGATATATATTTTGATGAGCCACAGATAGAAAATTATATTGCTTTTAGCGAAAAATGGTATTTCCCTTTAGACAATTGGGAGAAGTTTATTGCACCATTTATTTTTTTATATTTTAAAGAAGACAATGAGCTTTTTTATGAAGAGTTCTTTATAACACTTGGTCGTGGGGGCGGAAAAAACGGCTTTATTAGTACATTATCTAATTATTTTATAAGCCCTTTGCACGGAATCAATAATTATGATGTCTCTGTAGTAGCCAATTCCGAAGATCAAGCGAAAGTTAGTTTTAAAGAAGTATTTAATACAATAGACGGTAATCCAAAATTGGAAGGTAGCTTTGACGCGTGGAAAGCACAGATTATTGGAAAAGGAACCAACAGTGTTTTTAAATTTCAAACGTCAAATGCAAAAACTAAAGATGGTGGTCGTGAAGGCTGTGTTATTTATGATGAAACGCATGAATATGAAGATAGGCAAATAATTGATGTATTCTCTGGAGGGCTTGGCAAAGTCGCGAATCCCAGAGAATTTTTTATTGGTACTAATGGATTTGTGAGAGCGGGATTTTATGACAAGTTGGAAGAACGTAGTAAAGCAATTTTAAGTGGCGAAAATCTTAACGATCGCATGTTTCCTTTTATTTGTAAACTAGATAATCCAGAGGAAGTCAAGAATGAAGCTATGTGGGAAAAAGCAAATCCTGCTTTTGAAAAGCCTTTAAGTCCTCGTTCTAAACGCTTACTAAATAAAGTTAGAAAACAATATGAGGCATTAACGAATAATCCAAGCGGCAGAGAAGCATTCATGACTAAACGAATGAACCTTCCAGAAGTAGACTTGGAAAAGGTAGTAGCACCGTGGGAAGATATTCTCGCAACTAACCGAGAAATGCCAGAACTCCAAAACCGAGCTTGTATTGGTGCGTTTGACTATGCAAGCGTTAAGGACTTTGCGGCTGTTGGATTGCTGTTTCGTGTAGGCGACGATTATATTTGGAAAACGCATTCCTTTGCTAGAAAAGGATATTTGGATATCGCAAACCTTAAACCGCCCATCAAAGAATGGGAAAAACAGGGATTATTGACCATTGTAGATGAACCTACAATCGACCCTCGTCATGTGGTCAATTGGTTTGTTGAAATGCGAGAAACATATGGTATTCAAAAAGTAATTGGAGATAATTTCCGAATGGACCTGATGCGCCCGCTGTTTGAAGCAGAAGGATTCGAACTGGAGATTATTAGAAATCCACGTGCAGCTCATAGTTTGCTAGCTCCGCGAATTGAAACACTATTTGCTAATCATCGTATTGTGTTTGGAGATAATCCGTTAATGCGATGGTATACAAATAATGTTGCAGTGAAAATCAAACCGGATGGAAATAAAGAGTATCTTAAAAAAGACGAGCATAGACGTAAAACTGATGGATTTCAGGCTTTTGTCCATGCTCTTTGGCGTGCGGATGAAATAGAAGATATTGATGTAGAAGAGGTATTGAACATGCTTAACGCGATTGCATTTTAAGCTGAATAACTATAGACCTAAATGTTTGGATATGGTGGAAAGTGCATACCTTCCTGCTAGTTCTGCAGTTACTAACAGCGAAGCAGAAGCAACTTTGTCAGCTATTTGTTTTACTTTTTTCCATGATTCGTTGTCTCTGATATTATCTAAAAATAGATGACCTTGCCAGGTAATGGATTCTATTGAAACATCGTATTTAGAACCCGACTGTATGAAAGTTTTAGTTGTTAAGAAACCAGCTTCGCTTAACTTTTCTATACAGTAGTTTACGTCATCTGAACCAAATAGCTTGTGTGCATTAAAGTCTAACAATTGATCATAGGCTAAATATCCACCATAAGGCATTCTTTCTTCTATATCTAGCATAACTTGACGAACGCAGTCTTGATTTAAACGCAATATAATCACCTCCCTATTTTAAGGTGATTATAGCACAAGGAGGTGATAAATTGGGATTCTTTTCAGAACTGTTTAAAAGAAATAAAGAAATTGAGTGGATGTGGGATTTAGACTTTTTAGAGGATAAAACTACAAAAGTGTACTTAAAAAAAATGGCGTTAAATACATGTGTAAAACATATCGCCAGAACTATTGCTAAATCTGATTTTAGGTTAAAAAATGGAGAAACTAGTGTGCGGGATAAATTGTATTATAAGCTAAACATTCGTCCAAATACAGATATGAGTTCAAGCTCTTTTTGGGAGAAGGTTATTTATAAACTAATCTATGATAACGAGTGCTTAATCGTCCTTTCAGATACGGACGATTTTTTAATCGCTGATAGTTATGTGAGAAAAGAGTTTGCGTTTTTTCCGGATGTTTTTGAGGGAGTTACTGTTAAAGATTATCGTTATAATCGCAACTTTAGTATGGATGATGTTATTTTCTTAGAATATGGAAATGAACGATTGTCGGCATTCACGGATGGGATGTTCGAAGATTATGGAGAGTTGTTTGGAAAAATGATTCGCGCACAAATGCGTAATTTTCAAATCCGCGGAGCTGTCAATTTCAAAATGGCTGGTGTAGCAGATAAAGATAAACAAACAAAGCTACAAGAATACATTGACAAAGTATATGCCTCGTTTAACAACAATGAAATTGCGATTGTTCCTCAATTGGAAGGCTTCAATTATGAAGAATTTGGAACAACAAGCGTGAATAATAGTCAAAGTTTTGATGAAGTTAAGAAGTTACGTAAAGAAATGATTGACTATGTGGCTAGTATTCTCGGCATTCCTTCTTCTTTGTTGCATGGTGACATGGCAGACTTGAGTAACAATATGAAAGCTTATATGGAATATTGCATTGATCCTCTCACTAAAAAGCTAGAAGACGAATTGAACGCTAAATTATTTACTTTCAGTGAGTTCTTAGCGGGTGAACATATCAAAATCATACACAAAAAAGACATTATAGAAAATGCAGAAGCTGTAGATAAGTTGGTTGCTTCTGGTTCATTTAATCGTAATGAAGTTCGAGAATTATTGGGCGCTGAACGAGTAGATAATCCGGAATTAGATAAATATTTAATTACTAAAAACTATCAGTCAGCAGATGAAGGAGGTGAGGATGGATGAAAAGAATTGATGTAAAAGGAGTTGTCGTTTCAAATGATGACAAATGGATTTATGATTTTTTCGAAATGGACAGCGTATCACCTAATGATATTAGCGAAGCATTGAAAGATACCTTTGAACCTGCTGAAGTTGTCATTAACAGTGGGGGCGGTGATGTATACGCTGGCAGCGAAATCTACAGCACTCTCAAAGAATATGCAGGAGATGTGACTGTTAAAATTGTTGGTCTAGCGGCTAGTGCAGCTTCGGTAATTGCAATGGCTGGCAATACAGTTAAGATTGCGCCAACCGCTCAGCTTATGATTCATAACGTTTCTTCAGTGGTGAGCGGTGATTTTCGTGATTTTCAACATGAGTCTGATGTGCTAGAAAACTATAATAAATCAATTGCTAGTGCTTATATGTTGAAAAGCGGTAAGGCAGAATCAGAAGTATTAGAATTTATGAATGCTGAAACATGGTTTACAGCAGAACAGGCGAAAGAGCATGGTTTCGTTGATGAAATTATGTTTGCAGAAAAAGCGCCAAAATTAACCGCGAGTATAACATCTACCATGTTACCTGAAAGTGTAATCAATAAAATTCGGAATTCGAAACCAGTCGGAACAGGTTGGCACGAAGCGAAAGGATTATTGACTAAAGACGATGTTCATAACATGATTAATGAGGCATTGGAACAAAAAAATATTAAAGAAGAGAAACCGCAAAAGGAAAATAAAAATCCTTTCAAACGGTTTCTTTTTTAATACCCAAAAATAGGAGGAAATAAATTATGACTATCAAATTAAAAAACAACCTCGCGAATTACGAGGAAAAACGGACAGCTTTTGTTAATGCTGTTAAAAACGAAGACACGCAAGAAATTCAAAATAAAGCATATGTGGAAATGGTAGACGCGATGGCAGCTGATATCATGGAACAAGCTAAGAAAGAAGCACGTCAAGAAGCGGACGCATATATTTCAGCTAGCCGAACAGACAAAAATATCACGAATGAAGAAATTAAATTCTTCAATGATATTAATAAAGAGGTTGGATATAAAGAAGAAACATTGCTACCACAAACAGTTGTTGATGAAATCTTTGAAGATTTAACAACTGAACATCCTTTCCTTGCATCCATCGGGATGCGCACTACTGGTTTACGTACTAAGTTCTTAAAATCCGAAACTAGTGGTCTTGCCGTGTGGGGTAATATTTTTGGTGAAATTAAAGGACAGCTAGATGCGACATTCAGTGAAGAAGAGTCTATTCAAAACAAGCTAACGGCATTTGTTGTTGTGCCTAAAGACCTTGAAAAATTTGGTCCTGCATGGGTAAAACGCTTTGTTGTTACGCAAATTGAAGAAGCTTTTGCAGTTGCGTTAGAAAGTGCGTTTATCATTGGTACTGGTAAATCTCAACCGATTGGTTTAAATCGAAAAGTAGCTAAAGGGACATCAGTAACTGATGGTGTATATCCAGAAAAAGTTGCTTCTGGAACACTGACATTTGCTAGTTCTAAAGTGACAGTTAATGAATTAACAGATGTATATAAATATCATTCTGTAAAAGAAAATGGTAATCCACTAAATGTCGCTGGTGAAGTTACTTTACTAGTCAATCCTACAGATGCTTGGGACGTTAAAAAGCAATACACGAGCTTAAATGCAACCGGAGTGTATGTAACTGCGCTGCCTTACAATCTAAATATCATTGAATCATTATTCGTTCCAGAAAAGAAAGCTATTTCTTACGTTTCAAAACGTTATGATGCCCTTGTTGGTGGTCCATTAGATATTTCTACTTTTGACCAAACGCTTGCATTTGAAGACCTTAACTTGTATGCTGCAAAACAATTTGCGTACGGTAAAGCGAAAGACGATAAAGCTTCTGCTGTATGGACATTAAATATCAAGCCAGCGGAACAAACTCCGGAAGGGTGATTGTAAATGGCTAAATTTGAAGTATTAATGAAATTTAAAGACAAAGAGACCAAAGAAGTATATGAAAAAGGAACAGAAATTGAATTGACTGTAAAACGTGCAGATGAAGTCTCTGATAATTTGGGAACTTCTTTTTTAAAGCGATTGGATGAACCAAAAAAAGATAAAAAAAAGTAGGTGCTGTACATGGAAGTATCAGATGACCTTCTTAAAAAATTTAAAGAGCGTATGCATATTTCTCACAATAGCGAAGATAGCAATTTAAAAGAGTTGCTATCTTTTTCTATTGCTGATTTACAAGAAAAATGCGGGCTGTTTAATGTAGATGAACATGTTCGGGCAAGAGAATTGGTCATTGATCGTACTAGATACGCGTATAATGATTCGATAGAATTCTTCAATGAAAACTTTCAATCACAAATAACTAGCTTAGGTTTCTCTCTCTATGTAGCTGAAAGTGGTGAATCTGATGAAGTTTCAGTTTAAACCGCCGAAAATTCAGAGTGGGGATTTACGGACCCCTGTTGCTTTTTTTGAATATCAGCCGGCAAGTGGTCCTGAACCAGGTGAAATAGAAAAGATTACCCTTTTCGAATGTTTTGCAGAAGTTTATAAACCATCCATGAAAGATTTAGAAATTTTACATGGCACGGGAACAAAAGAAGCTGTCACAATTAATATTCGAGACACTAAAGGTGAGTATACAGTTAGTAACAAACATTATGTAGAAATATTAGATTATCGTTATTTAGGCAAAAGATTTAATGTGATTAATGTTAGCCCAGACTTGCAAAGTAATAGCTTTGTAAATGTGCTGCTGGGGGTTCAAACATGACTGTAGAGGTTAGTGGAGTAGAAGAGTTAGAAAGACAGTTAGTCAGTTTATTTGGACGAGAAAACTTGCCGCAATTAGTAGACCCTGCTTTAATTGCAGGCGCTACTCTTGTAGCAAAAACACTTAAAAGTGAATTTGTTCAATTTAAAGATACAGGCGCATCTATTGATGAAATCAATATAGAAAAACCCGTGTATGACAAAGGGGTTAGAAGCATAAAAATTGATTGGAAGGGACCTAAAGACAGGTACAAAATAATTCATCTCAACGAATATGGTTATACAAGGAATGGTAAAAAAATCACACCAGCAGGAACAGGTAGTGTTGCCAGGTCACTAAGAATATCTGAAAGAGCTTATAGGGCAATTGTACAGAAGAAAATAGGTGATAAACTATGATTGATATTTTGAATGTCATATATACGACATTAAGTAAAAACGATATCATTCACACTACTTGCGAAGAGAGAATTAAATATTATGATTTTCCAGGTACAGGTGATTCTTCAAAAACCTTCTTGTTAATAATACCTTTAGATGTTCCAATACCAACTAATTTTTCCAGTAATGAATCCACGTGGGAAGATTTTTTAGTACAAATTGATGTGCAATCTAACGACAGATTAATAGTAAAAAAAATACAAGACGAAGTTAGAAAAGAAATGAAACAAATAGGATTTGGACAACTCGCTGGTGGCTTAGATGAATATTTCCCAGAAACAGGGCGATTTGTAGATGCACGAAAATACAGTGGATTGCCCTACAAACTATATCAATAAAAAAATAATAGGAGTGAAATAAATGATTACAACAATCGGGTTTGAAAAAGCAACTTTTGGAATTTATGATGAAAAAGACGAAAAAGTAACAAAAAAAGTAGAAGTAAACGGTAAGAATAAAAAAGGTGGTACGGTTGAAGCTGATATTTCTGGTCTTGATGCCGAAGCTATTAAAGTTTTCGCTTCGAATGGTCCATACTACATTTCCAAAAAAGGTTCTGGTGATGTTAAGCAAACAATCGGTATCATGGAACTTCCGTTTGAATTAGGACAAGATCTATTGGGTCGTCAAAAGAATGCAGATGGCATTGTAACTGTAGGCAAAAATACAGCTCCACCATACGCTTCATGCGTGATGGAAAGTGAAACGTTGCGAGGGGAACCAGTTTTCTTTGCTTTACTAAAAGGAAAATATGGACAAGATGACGTTAAATTAAACACATCTGAGGACAAGCCAAAGGAACCCGAAGCAACTAGTCTCACTGGTGAATTTGTTTATAATGATGCTGGGGACGTTTTCGCGATGGCTGTGGGCGAAGAATTCCGAGATAAAATTTACAACATGGCTTTTCCTGGTTTTGTTGAAACGCCAGTAGTACCGGAAGGATAAAAAATTTTAAGAGTAGGTGAAATCCTACTCTTTTTTTGTTGACCAAAATCATAAAAAAGGTGGAGAAAATAGTGATTAAACTAGAAATATTTAATAAAAAAGAAAAAAAGAAAGAGCTATATGAGAGAGAAGATACATCTGTAATTGAATTAGAAGACTATTGGAAACTACAAGAAAAAATTAGAGAATACATCAATACTTCTGATGATCCAAAGAAAACGACAATTTTGGAAATGCAATTAAAATTTATTGTGAAATTATTTGATGATGAAAACATTACAATAGATTTTCTTAAAAAAAATATTCCTTCGAAGAAATTAAACGATACATTGGTGTCTGTCTTTCGGGAGATTTCACCAGAAGAGTACGAGGATGAAGACAGTGGAGATGAGGAAGCAAAGTAATAACGCTTACCGAGTTTTTGTCCGATCTCGATGCAATTAGGCGTTACTGCATGAAAGAGTACGGCTGGACAATTCGAGAAACAGACGATCAAGAATACAAAAAGTTATGTCGTCTGATAATCGAAAAAGAAGAAGCAAAATCAGAAAACAACAAAGTTTCACTTGTTGACTTTGTATCACAATACCAAGATGTCAATTAGGAAGGAGGTAAATAATGAATAAACTTCAAGGATTGACAATTAATCTAGACTTAGATGCTGCCAAAGTAGATGAGGGGATGAAAGGGTTGAAGCGGACCCTCGGCTCTGTGAATAGCGAAATGAAAGCGAATCTTTCAGCATTTGGAAAGGGAGAAAAAACTTTATCTAGATATGAAACAGAGCTAGATGGTCTTAATAAAAAGTTATCTGTTCAGAGCAAAATGGTTTCTCAAACTAAGTCTGATTTTAAAGATTTAGAAAAGCGAAATGCTTCTTTAAATGGAGAGTTGAAAGAGTCTAATAAAACGTTAACTGAGTCAAAAAAACGTTTTGAACAGCTCTCTAAATCTGGTAATGCAACTGAAAAAGAATTAAAAGAAGCAGAAAAAGAAGTCAATTCAAATCAAAAAGCATACAACAAACTTAACAAAGAATTACAACAAATGCCAAAAACTTTAGCAGCAGGGGAAAAAGCAGTAAATAATGAAGTTGCAAATTACAATAATTTGCAAAGGAAGATTGATACTACCACAGAATCTTATAAGAAATTCAAGAGAGAGCAAGCTGTTAAAAGCTCACCGTGGGGAGCAGTGACTCAAGATTTAGACAAGTATCAAAAAAAGTTAAATGAGACAGGAGATAAACTTGTCGCTTTCGGTAAAAAAGGCAGTTTGTACATGGCTCCAGTTGCGCTTGGTTTAGGTTTCGCTACAAAAAAAGCGGCAGACTTTGAGCAACAAATGTCGAATACTTTATCTGTCATGTCTCCTAGTGAGGTAAATGAATATAAAGATGCTTTAAGAGAACTTGCTATTCAACAAGGTGCGGATACGAAATACTCCGCATTAGAAGCCGCACAGGCACAAGAAGAGCTTTTAAAGGCAGGTCTTTCAGTTAAAGATGTTATAAATGGCGGATTGTCTGGAGCGCTTTCATTAGCAACAGCGGGTGAGTTAGATTTAGCTTCAGCGGCAGAAATTGCAGCTACAGTTTTAAATGCGTTCAAGGATGATAATTTAAGCGTGGCGGATGCGGCAAACATTCTAGCTGGTGCAGCAAATGCTTCTGCCACAGGTGTAGAAGAAATGAAGATGTCTTTACAACAAGTTTCTGCTGTTGCCAGTGGTGTTGGTCTCTCATTTGACGATACATCAACAATGTTAGCAGTATTTGCGCAGAATGGTTTAAAAGGTTCTGATGCAGGTACCTCTCTAAAAACGATGCTACAAAGGTTGCATCCTACAACAAAAGCGGCATGGCAACAATTTGATGCTCTTGGGTTAAGCATTGTGGACAATGAAACTGCTATGAAAGTATTGCAAGAGAATGGTGTTAAACCACTCTCGAATGATACAGACAAATTAATGGGACAAATTCAAGATTTAGCTAAAAGTTTGGCAGGTCCAGAGGCAAGTGCTTCTAAAGTGAACAAAGAATTTGAAGAATTGACCGTTTCCACTGGCGCAGTCCACTCCGCGTTTTACGATACAAACGGGGAATTAAAATCAGCAGAAGAAATATCTGGTCTATTGCAAAGTAGTCTAAAAGATTTGAACTCCGAACAGCGTAGTGCGGCGCTAGGTGCTATGTTTGGCTCCGATGCAGTTCGTGCTGGGAATATTGCTTATCGTGAAGGCGCGGATGGAATAAAGAAAATGCGCACTGAAATGGGAAAAGTAACTGCTGATGATGTAGCTAAAATGAAAATGGATAATCTGAAAGGTACTATTGAAGAAATTTCTGGTGCAATTGAAACCTTTGCTATAAGTATCGGAACATCATTGACTCCGGTATTACGTGGTCTAGGAAAGTACATTCAAAAAGCAGCAGATTGGTTCAATGGATTGAATGATAGTACTAAAACGGTTATCTCTACAGCTGGAGTAGTTGCAGTTGCAATACCAGTTGCTGGATTAGCTTTTGGATTTATTGCCAAAGGAGCCGCCGCCGCTATCTCACCTGTAAAGAAATTAACAGCCGCGTTAGCAGAAAACTCTGTTGCTGCTGGAACTAATGCAGCGACTACGCAACTTGCTGGAAACGCTTTGCCGGTAGCAGGAGGAAAAGGTAAAGGTTTCTTAGGTAAAGCTGGCTCGTTTTTTAAAGGAAGCAAAGGAACAAAAGCGCTATCTACGGCTGATATGGCTGGTGATATTGCGAGTTATAGCAAATTCGGAAAAATTGGGGCTGGTTTGAAAGGTATTGGAAAGGCACTACCTGGGCTAGGAATTGCATTATCTGCAACACAACTTATTGGTATTAATAAAAAAAATGCAGGGGATAAAGCTGGTAGTGCTGGCGGAAGTTTAGCGGGAGGCGCAGCTGGTGCGGCAATCGGAACAGCAATTGCTCCTGGAATCGGAACCGCGATAGGTGCGGCAATTGGAGGCATAGCGGGAACGAAATTTGGTCAGGCATTCGGTAAGAAAGTTCAAAAAGAATTTCCAGAATATCAACAGAAATTTGTAGATATGTGGGATGGATTGTCAGATTCTGCTAAAAAACATCCTATACTATTAGCACCTGTTAATCAAATCAATGATCAAATAAAAATAGCTAAGGTTGGGTATGCGGAAATTAAAAAGGCATTTTCCAATCCTTTAAAAACAGATGTATCTGGAAAAGGTATTAGCAAAGATACAGCAAAAAATGTAAATTCTTATAAAACTATGTCTCAAAACGCAATCTCTGAATTAAAGTATTTGGAAATGTCCGGGGATGTAATCACTAAATCAGCATCTGCTAAAATCAGCAAAAACTACAATGGTATGGTTGCACTTGTAGAAAAGTCATTTGAGAAGACTAAGAATAGCACAGATAAGAATTTAAATACATTGTCTAAAAATAGCATGTTATCTGAGGCTGATGTTAAAGCCGTTAAAGAGAAACAAGCAAAGATTCAAAAGCTATCGTTAGACGAAGTGAAGAAAAACAATGAAAAAATCCAGAAATTAAATAAAGACATGGCAGCCAAAAATGCAGATATTACTAAAAAGGAAAAAGCAGATATAAAAGCTATTAACGCCAAAGCGGCAAAAGAAGGCAGAGTGTTGACAGCATCTGAAGAACAGCAAGTTACAAGTATTAAACGTAATGCGGCAAATCAACGAAAAGCTAGCAATCAAACTTATAGTAATCAAATACAAACAATTGCTAAAAAACAAGAAACAGCAGTGGTTAGTACGTTATCCAAATCAGCAAAAGAACAAAAATTAATTCTAGGCAAGTTAAAGGACAGTAGCGGTAAATTGAGCGCAGAACAAGCTTCTAAAGTTGTAAAGGAATCAAAACGTTCTAGAGACGGCGCTGTAAAAGAAGCAAATAAAAAATACAAAGAAGTTGTTGCTGCTGCTGACAAAGAATATTATGTGAATGGGACTATTACGAAAAAGCAACATGATGATATTGTAAAAAAAGCAAAAAGCCAAAAAAACAAATCAGTAAGTGAAGCAAAAAAAATGCATAATGGCGTTGTTGATCAAGCAAAAAAACAAGCCTCTGGTCACCTGAAGCAAGTAGATTGGGAAACTGGAGAGTCTCTGTCCAAATGGGATAACTTCAAAGCAGGTTTAGCTAAAGTAATTAACTCTGTCACAGGTGGAATAAATAAAGTATTAAAATTCTTTAGTTTACCTACCATACCAGAATGGAAACCAGCGGGTTACAACAATAACACTAAAACTTCAAAATCATCTAGCAAAAAAAGAACGTCGTATGGTAGTCAGCTAGCAATGGATTACACAGGTTCTAATAATGCATCCGGACAAATTATGGCTGGCGAAGAAGGATTTGAGATTGCATATAATAAACGCAAAGCACAAGCACAAATTTTAGGTGCAAATGGTGCAGAAATAACGCATGTTGCGCCAGGTACTAAAATTTTGAATCATGCAGATTCAAAAAAAGTTATGCAAGGTGGACTTGGTAAAGCATTACCTGGATTTGCAAGTGGCAATTCAACGATCAATGATTTCTTAAGTGACGCATGGGATGGAACAAAAGCTGTAGCTGGGAAAGTAGTTGATTTTTCTAAAAAAGCCTTCGACTGGGCAGCACATCCTATCAAAAATTTAAATAAACTTTTTGGTGGTTTATCTGTAGGCGTGAAAATGGGGAACGATGGAAATTTAGGTTCCGATGTGCTGAACTATTTGAAAAACAGTATCGGTTCACCTCTTGAAAAAATGCTGTCTGGATTTAAAGAAACGGCACCAGTAGCAGGTCCAGCTGGAAAAGGAGCTTCTGCTTGGTCTAGTGTAATTAAAAAGGCTGCTCTTGCAATGAAAGTTGATTTATCCGGAGGAGAATTAAAAGGTATCATTGCACAAATTCATCGTGAATCTGGCGGGAATGAAAAGATTACTCAGTCATCTGCTGTTGTGGATGTTAATACACTATCAGGTAATCCAGCTAAAGGATTGCTTCAATATATCCCACAAACATTCAATGCGTATAGAATGAAAGGGCATAACAATATATTTTCTGGTTATGACCAGTTACTAGCTTTCTTCAACAACTCATCGTGGAGAAACGATTTACCTTATGGTAAACGAGGTTGGGGACCACGAGGGCATCGTCGATTTGCTAATGGTGGTTTTGTAAACAAAAATGAAATGATAGAAGTTGCTGAGAACAATAAGCCGGAAGTAGTTATACCATTAACTCGTAAAAATCGAGCCGTTCAATTAATCAAAAAAACAAAAGAAATTATTGGAATGAACGATGGAGGAAGTGTTGTTGTCAATAGTCCTGACAACTCTGAAATGGTATTACTGCTTCAACAACAGAACCAGATTTTAATGCAACTACTTCAAAAAAATAGCGATGTGTATATGGATGTCGATAAAGTTGGGAAGTTGGTAGAACCGACTGTTACGAAAACCCAAAACAGTCGGACAAGTCGTAAAGACCGCGTACAGGGGGTTAGAACAACGTGACAAAAATAGGATTTACGTATGCTGGAATTCATAGCGACGATATTCCAGCGGTAGTTAATAATATTAAAAGAAATGCTATAAGTATTACAGAAAATATCCAAGAAGTACCTGCCAAAATCGGTGGGTACTTTTTTGGAAATACAATTGGAACTCGCAGTTTTGATATTAATATAACTATCATGGCAAAATCTGAAACTGAACGAGTAGAAATTGCGCATGATTTAAGTAATTTAATCATACAAACTAATAGTTTTGAAAGCGAAATAATCTTTGATGATGAACCAGAATGGATTTATTACGGTCATTTTGCCCAAATGGCAGAGTTAACAGAATTACAGACAGATAATTATACAACAACCATTACATTTATATGTAGTGATCCACGTGGGTATGGAGAACAACAAGAAATTAGTTTACCAGAAAGCCCGGCTATAATCGAGGTGGCGGGTTCACAATTAACAAGTCCAATTATTCATGCGATAGCGACTGAAGATTTAACTAGTCTATCATTTGCAACAGATGATGATTATATATTTTTAGGGGCTGATATTGACCCCGATACAGGACAAACAGCTGTGAAAATGTATGAGAACGTGTTGTCCGATAGAGCAAATGACATGACGTTGTGGGATGGCATTGGGCAAAGTAATATTACTTGGGAATTAGAAAATGGTAAGCCTGCGAAAACAAGTTCTTTTAAACAGACTATCAATACTATTCGTGTAAATTCCTATGGTGAAAAAACAGAAACCGCGCCATACAAATCGTGGAGAGGTCCTGTAATGAAACGAATGTTGACGTCAGAATTAGACAATTGGAAAGTCACCGCTCGATTAGCAAATATTACTCAAAAATACCCGCGCGCTAGAACAAAAATAGAATTGTATTTGTTAGACAAAGATAGCAAACGCATGGGTAAATTTATGATTAAAGATGCCCAAAACGGGCGAGCTATGAATTTGGGATTAGAAATTGGGAGGACAACGAAAGACAGGTATCTTTTTGCTGCAACTGAGGGAAAAGTAGTTAAGAAAAAGAATACGAAAGTGGTTTATTCAAAAAAAGTACAACAAACAGTTAAGTATACAGAAAAAGGCAAAACAAAAACTAAGCAAGTTTGGAAAACAATAAATACGACGTATGAGGTTGGAAATAACTATAATGAATTTTCAGATGCTTACTTTAATCTTTCTATTGAAAAGCGTGGACAGTTGTTTATTGCGGAAATAGTTAAATTGAATGATAAAGGTAGTCAAGCTTGGAAACGAACCTATAAATGGAAAGACTCAAATAATAAATTTCCAACTAAATTAGCGGGCATCGGCATTTATATGGCAAAAATGGATATCACAGAAGACTTCAATAATCAGACATATAAAGATAACGATGTTGTTTTTTGCGACTTAGTTGTACAAAAAGTTAATCCAGAGGCAGATGTGAAAAATAATCCAGAGGTTATTATTCATAAAGGTGATGAGATTATGATTGATTGCGAAGCTGGGGTCATAATGAAAAATGGTTCAGTATTCATGGAAAATCTAGCAATCGGGAGTTCTTTCCCTTCGTTTTTTGGTGGATATCAAACTCCAATCGCTTTTAGCGAAGGGGCAGACTGGTCTATTGAATATAGACCAACGACTTATTGAGGAAGGAGGGGAAATATGTTAACTGTATTAAACAGGCAAAGAATCACTGTAGGCGTGTTATCAAATGACATGCCTTTTTCGTGTCCTTTTTGGGATGATGAGAGAAATGAGAAGCTTGAAAACTTTGATGACACTTATACTGTGACTGTTCCAGCGGAGCATGATATGGCAGAACATGTACGTGAAGGAAACTATATTTTATTTGAAGATGAACAAGCAAAATTACGTTTGTTTCGTATCTATGAAGCTGAGAACGGGTTAAATATGCAAGGACGATACATTAAAGCCACAGCAGAAAATGCATTTATTTATGATTTAAATGCAACAATTATATCTAATAAAGTGCTAACTGATATAAGAGCAGACATGGCACTTGAATACATTTTACAACAGACAGGCTGGTCAATTGGTAAAAGAGAATTTGTTGGGCAAATACGTACTATTGAATTTGCAGACAATATAACTGCGCAAGCTGGATTACAACAAGTTATTTCAGAGTATAAAGCAGAAATTGATGCTTATGTAGAAAGTTTTGGTGGTCAAATCATCGGTTTTAAATTTGATTTAGTTGATGAACGGGGAGTTAATACAGCTAAACGATTTGAGTATATGAGAGATATTCAAGGTCTTAAGAGAATCACTAGTGATAAATCTATGTATACTGCTCTCATTCCGCTTGGGAAAGATGGGCTGACAATTAAATCAGTAAACGATGGTTTAAATTACATTTATGATGATGAAGCGAACTGGTTGTATAACGATGGCAGAGAATATTTAAAAGGGGTCATAACAAAAGATACAATAACAAACGCGCAAGCTTTAAAAGATTGGGCGATACTAGAACTTGAAAAAGTTAATCATCCTTTATCAACCTATGAAGTTGACGTTATATTGCTAGCAGAAATGTTAGGGTATGAGCCCCACCAAGTTACGCTTGGAGATACAGTAAGAGTGGTAGATTTAGACATGGATATAACTTTATCTGCAAGAATCATAGAAAAGACAACTTCTTTTAGCGATCCGTCTAAAAATAAGGTTGTACTTGGTGATTACATCGAATTAGAAAACGTCACACCGCTGGCTATTTGGGAACTTCAAGCGCAAATTGAAGAAGCAAAAAAACAAATAGAAGACACAAAAACATGGAAGGTAGAACTGTTTAGTACAAATGGTTCTACTTTTAAAAATAATGCTGGAACAACACAACTCATTGCAAGAGTATATGATGGGAAACTAAATATTACGACCAATATAGAACGCGGCGATTTTATCTGGGAGAAAATAAACAATGACGGTACACATGATTTAGCTTGGGAAAATGAACATGCAGGAGCTGGTAATGTAGTTAACATATCTAGTGAAGATGTTTTTATTAATGCGACTATTAGATGTTCGGTTAATCAAGGAAGTGAAGCTAGTATTCTTATGATTAATGAAGGGCAAGGTTACCTGTTTGCAGAACTACCACGTGAATTTCCCGCGGGGGTAGAAGTGAATTTATCGGTTATGCAATGTGCGCAAATAGATGTGCAAAATGGCTATATTTACTGGTCACAAGAATATTACGGAAGTAAAAAAAGTAAAGTCGGTGGGCAACAATCTTATAACATTTATAGAACTACACTTGATGGTACTTTTGTCGATATGATGTGGGCTCTCGGTGGAGGTCATGGGACTATGTTTGGTGTGGATTCTACATCTGGTGATACTCACATTTGGTCTTATTATGTAACACCATTGCCACAGGCAGAGAAGGCGATAGCAATGTTTAAATATGTCCCTTTCAAAGAACAGTTTTATGATGACTCAATGGTATTTAAACTTGAAGCGCCTGACGGATTCCGCGTGACATACGATCAAACAAGCGACTACGTAGTTATGAGTCCAGGCGTTTCAAATTTAACAATTAATGTTTGTAAAAAGTCTGATTTATTTGCCGGGAGAATAGCTCCTTTGTATACATTTAGGACAAGAGATTGTGGATTTACAACTACTTTATACACGTTGCAAGGACTACATGTGATGTTCCCGTATGCGTATTTGTCAGCAGGAGGAAACTTTACAGGAGCTGATAAAAACCAACTTTGGTGCTGGGATATGGTAAGCAATAGTTTAGTTTATCATCATGTTTTTCAACAAAAATACTATCCTGTACAAGGCTCAACTAATGAGTGCGAAGGGGCTTATCCATTTCTTGATGCAAATGGAAAGAGAATGATGCAATTGAACCTAGGGCAAGGTGATGGAGGTAAAAGATACAACCGAATTTATGTTATGCCCGAAGAAAGGATGATGGATGATGACAATTAGAGCAGCTGCAGAAATAACACTAACGGATATTAATGATGCAATAGTAGCTGGTGAAGCGCCGTTAAACCCAACCACCGATTTATTGTGGATGGATAGTAGTGCCTCACCTAATGTGCTACGAAGATGGGATGGAGAAAAATGGGTCAGTCAAACATTGAATATCAAAGAGGCTGACCCGGAAACTAGTCAAAAAATAGATGAAGCGATAACGACTGCTAATAACGCATTAGTAGAGTCAAGTGCTAATCATAAACCAGTCTTTGATAAAACACAGCCAAGTAATCCGCTAAAAGGAGATACTTGGTTTAAAATAGATGAAAATACTAAAACAATCGTCGGGGTATACACATGGAACGGAAATAGTTGGGAAGAATTGCCCTTGGATTATAATGCTCTAAGGATAGGCAAACTTTCAGCTATTACGGCAGAACTCGGAGACGTCAAAAGTGGCAGTATCACAGGTACTGAATTTATTCATAACATAAACTATAAAGATAGTGATGATAACCTGTATACAGGCATTGTGAAAATGAACGATGACGGATTTAATTCAACTTCCTATTTGCCTACAGGTATCGGCTCAACAGTTTTAGAGAGCATCACAAGCACGTTGGGAGGATACAAAGTAGCTCAAAAACTAATTGATGTAAATGGAGAGAGCAGTTTAGGAAGCTCTATTTTGACCGGAAAATCGCTACAGTTTAATGAGAACGGAAATATAAAGCTATCCATTGACGCAGATTCGTTTTATACAACACCATGGCAAGATTTAATATTAAACTCTGGATATTCAACAGCGGAAGGGAATACTCCTCAATTTAGAATTATTTGCATCTTTGGTATCAGAATTGCCTTTTTCAGGGGGCAAGTGCAAAAATCAACCGCATGGACCTCTACAAATAATGCTTTTGCGTCTGTTCCTTTCGAAGTTCAAACAACAAAAACAGCAATGGCTTATGCACCGACAAACAAGTCTAGCGGCGGTCGAGTGCATGCATCATCTAGTAACGCGATGGGATTTATACCTGCTGATACTAGTATTGCGTATTTCGCGTTAAATCAATTATTTTATATTTTAGATTGAAGCCGAATAGGCTTATTTTTTATGTCAAAAACAAGGAAGTGAAAAAAATGAAACGCTGGTTGGGAAATATTAAAAAGCAACTACTAAGCAAATCGTACAAAGATGTGTTTAGTATTCTTTTTTCGTTACAAGTTTCTATGTTCAGTTTTGCTACAGGTGCATTTTTGATAGTAAAAGGGGATGCTAACGCAGAAGGAAGCGACACTTATAAATTGATGGACAGCTTAATGAACATGGATACATGGGGATTATTCTTCGTAGTTAGCGCTGTATTAATTCTAATATCAACCTTTCAAGATAGTAAAGCGAAATATATTAACATGCTCATCGGGGGCGTTATAGGTGTTTTTATATTATCTCTCTATGCATCCGCAAGCGCGGAAGGTCAATCGCAGTGGTTGCTCCCTGTGCGATATGCTCTAAGCGCTTGTTTTAATTTATTCATTGCGGGGGTGGGAGGGGTCGAACTTTGGAAACTGAAAAACAAGTAGGCGGATTCGTCACAAAATTAGACTTGTTAGAGCGCGAAAGCAAGTTGAAAGTTGAAATTTCAAGAGAAATCGAAAAGGTGAACAGCAAGGTAGCTGAATTAGGTAGTGATTTGAGCGATTTAAAAGATATCGTTATTCCTTTGTCACTCTCACTAGACCAAATCGCTAAAAATACAGAAAGAACAGCTGTCACGTTAGATCGTTTCGCAAGCGATACGACAAATCATTTGCACGAGCATGATATCGCGCTAACTGGTATTAAAGCGGAATCGAGTAATACAGAGAAAAAGAAATCTGGTGATGCCTTAGTTACAGTTTCAATAATTGGTCTAATCGGAGCAGTTGTCACAGCGATTATCACTGTTGCGCCGATGTTATGGAAATAATAAGGAGGTGAAATGATGAAAATCAACTGGAAAGTAAGAATGAAATCGAAGGTTTTTTGGGTGTCAGTTATCCCGCTAATTCTAGTACTAGTACAGCAAGTACTTGGTTGGTTCGGCGTAACAATTCCTGCCGACACAATCAACAAAGAAGCGCTAGATATGATTAACAGTGTATTCCTGTTATTAGGTGTGCTAGGAGTAGTGAACGACCCCACAACAGGCGGCGCAAGTGACAGTGAGTTAGTACTAAATAAAAATAAAAACGTAGAGGATGATAAATAATGACAAGTTATTATTATAGTAGAAGTTTAGCAAATGTAAATAAATTAGCGGATAACACAAAAGCGGCGGCGAGAAAACTTCTCGACTGGGCGGAAAATAGCGGCATTGAAGTATTAATCTACGAAACGATTAGGACAAAAGAGCAACAATCCGCTAATGTTGCGAGCGGTGCGTCTCAAACAATGCGCTCTTACCATCTCGTAGGGCAAGCATTAGATTTTGTTATGGCAAAAGGGAACACAGTTAATTGGGGTGGTTATCGCTCAGCAAATGCGAAAAAATTTATTGCAAAAGCGAAAGCATTAGGATTCACTTGGGGTGGTGATTGGGACGGTTTTGTTGACAATCCGCACTTGCAATTTGAATACAAAGGCTATGGAACAGATACTTTTGGTAAAGGGGCTAGTGCAAATGTTCCAGCTAAGCCAAATACGCAAAGTAATAGCAGCTTGGGATTAGTTGATTACATGAATATGAATAAACTAGATTCCAGTTTTGCGAATCGTAAAAAACTAGCGAGCAGTTACGGAATCAAGAACTACACTGGAACAGCTTCGCAAAATACAACTTTATTAGCGAAATTAAAAGCAGGAAAACCACACACACCAGCAAGCAAAAACACATACTACACAGAAAACCCCGGAAAAATAAAAACTTTAGTACAGTGCGACTTATACAATTCGGTTGACTTCACCGAGAAGCACAAAACAGGCGGGACATATCCGGCCGGAACGGTGTTCACGATTTCGGGAATGGGAAAAACAAAGGGTGGAACACCTCGCTTAAAAACAAAAAGCGGTTATTTTCTAACTGCAAACAAGAAGTTTGTTAAGAAAATCTAGTTTGATGCCCTCGCTTTTGCGGGGGTTTTTTTTAGGAGGTAAATAACGTTGGGAATATTTGAAAATAGAAGTATTATATTAGAAGATAGTATTGTAAATGTGGAAGATTGGCTTACACCGGGGGAAGTCATCGACATTTTTGCTCAAACTGGTTATGCATTGACTCCTCAATTTCAAACACCTAAAATGAGATTGTCTGAAGAGATTATAAAAATTGAAATCGAAAAGGGATACACTCAAGAAGAAGCTGCTGACTTAGCAAATATAACGCTGGATTTGTTTGTACAACTTGAGCTAGGGCGGGAGGATGTTCATATAATGTATTATATAAATACTATTGCTCGATTAGAAGAAAGTTAGGGCTTTTTTATGCAAAAAAAACACCAGAATTGAATTCTGATGCTTTTCTTTTTAGATTTACATTGCACAATGCGTAGTTAAAAGTTAATTTGTTGTGGATATAGTCCACCGTCTAGTTCATTGTTTGAAATCTTTACATTTCACAATGAGTAGTTAAAAAATGAAGTTATTTAAAACTTCTACTAAATATTAGCACGCTTTTTTTAAAATGTCTACTAAAAACTTAAATAATAATATTTTAGATTAATCCATTTTCTTTTTTGTCAATATAATCATAGAAATCGAAAGGTAAATCGAAAATGTCTTCGTATTTTTCGCGTTCGCTTTGAGATACATATGCCTGTTTTCTGCTAGCGTATTCCGCTTCTTTTTTGTTCCATGCTTCTTGCTGTTCTTTCTCTTTTTTAAGATTCAACTCATGAATTGATTTAGATAATTGATTGTCTGTGTCGGAAACAATACAAGAAGCATATTTACTTGATTTTATCCCTTGTACAGTGTTTATTTGATTAGATGCGCTAGAACCGTAAAATTTAACTGTTAAGGCAATATATTCGTTGCCATCTTCATCACATTCATATTCCGCATAAATGTGATGATCTTGACATGCTTTTCCATCGGTTCTTTTGATTTCTATAAATATAGTAGAGTTTTCGATATTATCGAATGAATTATCAGCTACTACAGTAAATTCACAATCCTTACTATACTTGCTCTTTAAATGCAAATTAAAGTCTCTTGCAATTTTTTCTACAACTGCCTTGATATTTCGTTCTAGATATTTATCATTTTCAAATGCAAATTTATTCACTGTGATTCCTCCTGTTCGTTTACTATATACATAGTATACTACGGATAACCGTAGCAGTCAAGTGTTTTTATAACAATTCTTCTTTTTTCTCTTTCAAAACTATAATCGCATTCTTAAGAGCTTTTTTAACATCTTTTTCAATATCCGCATGCGTTTCGTTTTCAAAACGATTAAAAGTAAAAGGCGACACTTCTATGTTAGCAGCCTCAAATTCTTTGATTAGGCAATATAACTCAAATTCTAGCGCTGGAAAGGCTAATTTATATTTATCTAGTAAGTACTTAAATCCTGCGAGATCATCATAGCCTTTTTCTAGCTCTGCGAGTTCAATTAAAACATCTGTGACGTCCTCGCCCGTCACAAACGAAAGCGAACGCAAGAATGAAACTGTATACTTGTTTAGCGATTTCTCATTGTAGTCTTTTAAAGTATTTTGCGAGATACCAGCTAATTTGCTCAGTCGATACCTCGTTATATTGTGTCGTTTTAAAAATGCGTCTAATAAATTAATCTTCATACTAGCTCAACTCCATTTTCAAAATAACTGTTTTTTGTTCTTCTTGTTTATGATATTCATATATTTGTTCTTGAGTTGCTAAGAACTCTACGGCATTATCCTCTTCAAATTCTGTAGTTTGAGTGATGTATATATAATATGTTTCGTCAGTATATGTTTCGACGGAAGTGGAGTATATCAATTTTTCATCTAAAAAATATCTGTCCTCGAAACCTTCTAAATCAGTTGTACAAAGATTTAATGCGTAGTTTTCTGATTTAGTTATTACTACATAGTCTCCGTCGTTTAAGTAGTCTTGTGGAATGCGAGGTGACGTTACTACCTCTTCATTAGTCATTTCCTCAAATTCGTTGATTGCTTCATAAAATATTTTTTGTGCTTCTGTTTGTGCCATTGTTATCCCTCGCTTTCCATGATTTTTAATTCAGACAAACGTTCTAATTCAGCTAATTCACTAAATAATTCTGAAATAGCGTTGCTTTCAAAACCAGCGGTTCTAATACCTCTGTCATTCCATTTTGCAAGTCTTTCTTTAATTTCGCTTTCTTTTTTTGCAATTTCTTTAAAATAGTATTTACTTTCCACTTTTATTCGCTCCTTTAGGCGTAAGAACCGCCCGTTTTATTTTTTAACCTAGATAATATATTCCGTTTCCTTCCAATTCACTGAATCTGTTTTTAATTAGTAGATTACTATTGATTTCATTTCCAACAACAATAATTTGACTTTCATATTCATGTTTTTCATAGTTCCCATTTACCTCGAAAGCAGGGCGCTCGTGGTCACTAATTCTTATTTCGTTACCCAAATCATTAATTGCGTAAATGGAGCGGCTAACGTTCGATTCAGTTGCTGTATAACCAGCTTCTTGCAAAGCCTTTAAAACATATGCTGTTTCAGAAACAGTTAAGAATTCAATCTCTCCATTTGCCCAAAAACCAGCTTCTAATTCAACTCCGTTTTGTTCAGAAATTAGAGTTTGAATTTCTTCTAATTCAGCTCTATATTCCTCATGATCTTCACCATCCATATTTTTGAAAAACTCACTAACTTCATCGTGTAGCATTTTTCTTAGTCCGGTAATTGTTAAGTCGTAAATTTCTTCGTTTAATTGAATAAGTGTCATTTTTAAGCTCCTCCCGGTTCTTTACTATATACATAGTATACTACGATTTTTCGTATTAGTCAACTATATTCATTATTTATTTTTGATATTTTTTAGCATTGTAAATACTTCATCACGAGTTAAGTCGGAAAAGTAATATCTTTTTTCGTCGCGAGGGTCTATTTCTACTAAAGCGAACAAGTTCGTGTACATCATTTCAATTACACGTGCTTTGAATTTATTTTCAAAGGTATATGCAATTAGTTCACAATCGCATCCTACGTAAGTCGATTCTGTAATGTAGTTTGTAAATTCCTTTATAACAGTTTTCATCATTTTTAAATTCCTCCGTTTCGTTATCTTTACTATATTTAAAGTATACTACGTAAATTCGTAGTAGTCAAGTGTTTTTATAAATTAATTTCAAAAAAATACCCCGAACTAAAAAGTTCGAGGTTGCTGTTATATTAAGCAGCTAATAGTTGAATGAAATTACTAGATGCAAAACATCTGTGGGTATATTATTGCATAAACTATTTCTTACTTCAAGAGAGATATATATTAAAATTTAGTCCTAATTACCTCTTGATAAAAAGAACGTTCGTTCGTATAATCTTAACAAGAGGTGACAAGTATGTATAATTTAATGGACGATATCCTAGAACATTCGATAGTGTTAGCAGACGCATTAAAACGCAATTGGTCAATAGAGATTTTATTTTTAAAGAATAATCATCATATGCGCTACAAGTATGTAGTGCCTGTTTTTATCGACTATGAAAAACAGATAGTTCAACTACAACGTTTTGACGAGCGCATATTTGATATAAATATAGAAGATATTGTTTTTTGCGAGGTTATGATATGAGAGTATATTCATTTAATGATTTTAAATATATTTGTTATGTTGAAGGGAAGGAAGGTGCAGTAAAAAAATTATTTAGCGGACTAGCGTCACAAAAAGTACTAAATAAGTATGTCAAAGAATATGAAATATCTGATATATACATTATTTACAAAGCAGTAATACTAAATAAAAAGTCATGA